CGACGGCGGCACACTGTCAGGCAACTGGCTGGTAACGTCTGCCGCTCTGAGTATTGAAGATTCGCAGGTGGTCAGGGAGTCGTACACCCTTGTAAATCGCGGAGTCATCGCGCTAACCTAAAATGTCAAACAGAGTTACAGCCCTTCAGTTGGTTTCGCTCAACATCGGCACGTCTGGACCCGGCTCCGACATTAAAGCCGTCTTGATTAACGGGCAAATGAGCATCACGATGGCGACCGCAGATGCACGCGGCATGGGCACGGGGCAGGCGATCGAACGCCACGTTCCGGTCAAAGAGTCGGCAACCGGTGCTATCGAGTTTCTGCGCTTCCAGTCAGGCAACGAGATTACCAACCTAAACGTGACGGTTTTCTCGCCCGGCGGCGTTGAACTAGGCACCATGCGCTCGTGCGCTATTTCGTTTGAGGTCGAAACGGAGGACGGTTCCGCAGCAGCTACCCGTTGGACGTTTGCCAACCGGTTAGGTCAGACAATCAGGGTGCGTGGCACATTGACGGCGAACACGTCCGGCGGTAACGCGCAAAGAACGGCGATTGCTGGCGTTCTATCTGGCACGGCGGTTACAATGACGTTCGCAACGGGCGCGGGCAACTCTATCGGATTTCCGGCGCGAATTGTGAGCGTCGGCACAGCGAGCACTAGGGGAGGTATCACCACTTACGATATCGAACTAATCAGCAACGGGGGTTCTGCAACGGTTACCGGTTACAACGCGTTTTTGCAAGGCGTCGGCGCCGCTACATATTTTCTCAGTATGAACGCAGGGGACGGCTCGTTGGTGCAGATGGATTGCCTTTTTACGAGCGGTGAGGTCACCGTTGAAAACGGTGCAATTGTCACCGAGCGTTACGAATTTGCAAACAGAGGAGCAGTCACGATTACATGACAGACAAAAACAAAAAACCAAAACAAGAAGTGGAGCAGACAGAAGAGAAGGACGTTGGCGCCGGCGGTCGCTTGTGCGAGCCGGTTGTAGAGAGCGAGGAGGAATCGGACGGTGCTTAGTTTGCCCGAATTGATGGCGATTCAGCCGAGCAGCAGGCGCGTCTACATCGGCGTTGTCGGGTTCGTTCACATCCTGTTTTTCAGGCTGGCGTTCCGATTGACGCCGGTTGACCTTAACGCTAATCAGACGGTTTCTCTTGCAGGCGTTGCGTCGGTTAGGCTGGGCGTTTTGTTCGACCAGCTAATCAGGGCGTTGGGCGGCAAAGATGGTCTTTGGGAATCAGACGAGCAACGGGCATCCGCTGGCGTCGGCTCTGTTACAGGTAGAGTATTTATCGAAATCAGATGAGTAGCTTAAATAATCTAATTGACCTCGCGCCAGAGCGCAAAACCGAGGTGGTGGTTCAGGCGGGCGGCGAGATCTTGCGGTTCATTCTGCCGACGACCTTCGACGACTTTATGACGATTCGGCGCCAGTCCAGCCAGTGGGCTTTAGACTATATAGAAGGGCGCGTTTTTCCGCCTGCAACATACGCCGGTCTTCCGCTGGCGACTTCGGAGGACGTTCTGGCGTCTTGCTGGATGCTTGCGGCGATGGATGCCGACCCGCAAAACACATGTTGGCTGTACTCGCGTCTGGCTGCTGTCCATTGGGAGGTCTTTGGTCAGATTATGCAGGCGGTCACAGACGAGATAGGCGTTTCGACGGTCGAGGTTGAAAAGGTCCGTATCGAGGACGCTAAAAAAAATTGCAATCCAACAGCATGTACCGATGGCGACTGCAACTCGCCCGAGACGTGTACGGAAGGCACTACAGCGAACTAACGCCGGAGCAAGCGAACAACCTAACCGAACTGCTCGCGCTGGCGATAATCGAGAGCGAAGAGCAAGACAAGGCGTTTAAGGACATCAGGCAGAGGAAACAATGAGCGTTGACAGGTTAGTAACTTCAGTTGAGCTTCGGGACGGTGTAAGCGGTCCTGCGCGTGGTGTTCGCCGGTCAACCGATGATGTCGCCAAGAGTATGGATAAGCTCTTAGGCAAACAGGGCGGCGATGCCTTCCGGAATCTGAATACCCTCTTCCCCTCCTTGACCAGCAATATTACGAATTTCGCGAACGTAATACCCGCTGCGGGTGCGAAGTTTTCGGCGTTCGGCAAGTTGCTGGCTAACCCTGTTGGGCTAGGTGCTTTGGCTGTCGGTCTGACTGCGGCGGCGGCGGCGTTTGGTGCGTTTTCATCGCTCGCTACGGCGGCGACGGGCTATGTAACAGGATTCATGCAAGCGGTCGGCAGCTACGCGGGTTCCGGTCTACGTGCGTTCGGGCAGTCTATATTCTTCGGACTGAGTAAACCGTTCATTGAGGCAGCTAAATCTATGGATCAGTACGAGCGCAAGTTCATTGCCATTATGGGCAAAACACAGGCACGGCAGATGGTCAATTTTGTCGTTGGCTACGCAGAGAATTCTCGCCTGCTTTTGCCTGAGCTGATGGACATTGCGCGCATCCTCCCGCGTCTTGGGTTGGGCAATCAGATTGAGCGGATGATGCGGATGGTGGAGACGCTCGCGGTCTCTGGTCCGGGCGATGCAAACTCAAACGCGCAGGGCGTGCTAGCGGCGTTGCAGATGATAGCCGGCGGACGCGGTGAAATGGCGATGCGCCGCAGGTTGATGCAGTTTGGAGTCACGGAAGACCGTTTGCGTGAATTCGGCGGCATCGACGACCTGAAGAGCGCGACGCCTGCTCAGATGTTCGAGGCGTTGGCGCGTCTGACTGAAAATTTCAGCTACTTCAAAGACGTTCTCGCCAGCAACGCGAATAGTATCGACAACGTCTTGGGCAGCTTTGAGCAAACTATCATGATGGCAAAAGCTGCCATCGGTAAAGCGGTTGCCGAGTTCATGTTGCCCGCTCTTACAGGTGCCCAGCAGGTCATTAAATACGTTTCAGAATCGGGACTTCTGGAAAAGGTCACTAAACAGATTGGCACCCTATTTGGTGCGGATGACGAGAACGCTATGGGTCGCTCGATTGCGTTTATGGCGGCGGCGGTGGAGCGGCTATCTGAAATTTGGGATATCGTGGTCGAGTACTTCAAAGACCTCTGGGGCGCGCTCTCGGGGATTCTGTCCGCGTCTTGGGCGACTTTGGCGGACATCCTCACCCAATTTCTGACAGCGTTCAGGCAGCCAATGATCCTGTTGGTTCAGGCTCTAGGCTTGTTCGTCCCAGCCGCCGCAATCGTAGCCCAACAGTTAAAGGCGTTGTCTGGCGACATCAAGGCGGGCAACCAGACTAAGGACGCGTTTGACATGTTCGGTCAGATTTTTGAGGCATTTCGACAGCGTGGTTTTGAGTTTGGCAAATCGATTGCCGACAGAGCCAAAGAAATAGAGGAGGGCGCGAGAGCGAGGGCTGACCAGCCCGCGACCGCCCCGAGCTTGCAGAACGTTACGAGACTTGAGGATGAGGACGACCTCGGACTTGACGCGGTGCTTGGGAAAACGTCCCCTCTGGTTGCTGCTGTCACTGAAAACACGAAAGCCCTTCGCGACATGGCGGCGGTCGTCATGGGTGGCGGCGAGTTAGCGCGAACCGGTGTAACGGCGTCGGATTTGTCAGGTGTTCAGAGCGCGTCGGCGTTTGCGCGTGCGTTGGAGCAGGCGTTGGAGTCGTTGGCGGTTCGGGGTCATCGCTCCATTGCGATTTCCCGCCCGATGCCCTAAAGTTCTGACAGTTCGCGCTCCGCTTCGTTAGCAAGTGCCAGTTCGGCGAGCTTCTCCATCCGCCACATTTCAGCGAGCAGTTCGAGTTCTACGAAGTCTTCCTCGGTTAGGTTCTGCGGGTCGATGGTGTTCATTTTGTTCCTCCTGATTGTACCCCGCCGAACTCAGCGACAAGGGCGCGTATCCTCATCATCTCGTCGAGAAATGCTTCAGATGGTTCGGTTCCAGCGGTGTATTGCAGGACGCCGCCGGTGAAGCTAATCAGACCGATTGAGCGAAACTGCGCGAACGGGTTAGCGTTTTTACTGGGCTTGACAGACAGCACGAACGAGAACGATTTCCAAGTTCGGTCATCGTGCGAGCCGAACGTATAGCAGCACATATGCTCGCGTTTGCCGCCCTTGTAGTCTTGGCAAACTGAGACCCGCCCGCCCGTCTCGCTGACACAGCGGAGAAGCTGCACCGACCCGCCAGCCGCTATCAGGATTTGGGCTTTCAGGTAGTCGAGCCTTTGTTTGGGTTCGGTAAGCGACACGAGCAGCTTTTTCAGTTGTTCGCGGGTCATTTGCATTCCTCCAACGCTGCCAGACGGTCAGCTAGCCTAGAGCCACACTCAACGACGATTTCGCCGCCCGACGCCATCGCGTGCAGGTGCGCTGGGTAATGCTCATCCAGTAGTGCGATTGGCGGATTCATCGAGTCGCCAACGAGAGCCTCGTATTTGGTGACCCGTGGGTCGTCGTGGTCGTATTCCGTCTCGTGCGGGTTGTAAGTCCAGCGGAGTTCGTCGCCGTCGATTGTGACGATGACGGGACCGCAGCCCCTGTAATCGCCGGTGCTTCGCGCGTCGAACGTGCAGTAGACCATAGGGTGGTGAGTTTTTGTGTTGATTTGTGTTTTCATGTTTTCCTGAGCGTCTTACCAGGTTCGTTTTTTTGTGCGCTATATATATTATGACGCACCACACAAAGGAAAGGTTTCAGAAATGGGCACTTTTCGGACTTTTTTCTAATTTTGCATCAGATGTCTACATGTTCGCTCGTCGTGTATACTAGTTCGGGGTCAAAAAGGGCGTGGTTTTCGGTTGTGGTTCCCCGTGTGTTCCCGCGCCCGACCCTGTAAACTGAGATGACGATAAGCGGCGCAAAGGTCTGGTTAGACCATCAGCAACAGCGCGTCGGCGTGCATCGCCACAGCGTGACAGCGTTCGCCAAAATCGAGGCGGATAACTCCGCGTTCTTGTCTGGCTGGCTCCAGAATCGCTTAATCACCGAGCCGCCGTACAATGTTTTCATCGAGCCGACCGCCTACTCGGCGATGCTTTGCCCTATGGCTGCATCCAGACGCTGGCAGACTAACGTCTCGGGCATTTTCGAGCGGTTGCAGCTGTCGGATTTCGGGCAGGAGGGCACCGGCGGCGCGTTCATTCAGGGGCAATCCAAATTAGCCGGTGACTATTGGATACACGCCCGCAACACGACCAACCGAACGCTGCGCTCGAACGCCACGCTGGTCAAAAATCAGGGTATCTTTGTTGCGCTCTACGTCGAGCAGATTGGCACAGACGTATTCGAGGTCGCCCGCGTCGGTTGGGCTGACGCCGGCATAACATCCTGCGTGCATATTCGGTTCTACTCGGACGGGCGGGCGGAGGTCTACGAACCAGACGGCACGTTCGCAACCTATTCATGGTTAGGCGAGGCTCTCAAGCCACAGCAGACAGACCGGCGCGCGGTTTCGGTGTTCATCGTGCCCGGACGCCAGCGCGAACTCATCGTATGGACAGACCAGGGTTCTTCCTTCAGTCACGCGCGCAACCTCAGCGCAACCGCATTAGCGGAACTCGACCCAGAAATCACGCCGGCTACTAAATGGTTCATCCATCTGGAGGGCACTGGTCGCAACGTTACGTTGCAAGGTAAACCGATTTTGTACGATGCGGAAGGGGTGCTTTATAGTGTGCCTCTCTATTTTGCGGCGCCTCCACCCGACACACTAGACAACGAGGAATTGGAGTACGAGATTTACGGCGATTTTGTTTCTGACGTTCCTCAGCCTCAGTTAGTCGATGACGCTGGCAACCCGTTTATTCCGGACGGCACCGAGCAGCAGGCGTTCATAGCCGTCGAACTGTTTAGCGCGAATGGGCGGGCGCGCACGCCGTTTATCTACGGGTTGGGCGCGACGTACCCGCCGGTCACCGTTAACACACCCGCCGATGACGTGGAAATCACCGCCCATGTTCAGGGTCTGTCGCTGCGCGTCCCTCAAAGCGCAGTTGGCGTTACGGCATCGTTCGACATCGTGCGCCCTTCGGAGCTTGATGATTCTGATTCAGTTGACTATGTCGCCCGCCTCCGAGAGCTAGATAACCGACCGTTCAAAATCGAGGTTGGCGGTTATGCGCTGATGGATGGGTACCTCGAAATCCCGAGCTACAACGATAGCTGGCACGAGGACGGCGTCCGCCTTCGCTGCACGGCAAACGACGGGTTCGCAAGCCTCAACCGGTATTTGTTCCGTGACCCGCTCCCGTTTGACGGGTCAACGCTTAGCGCGAACCTTGAATACCTCCTCGACACCTGCGGGGTGACCGAGCGGTCGATTGCCCGTTTTCCGAGTCCCGAAGACCCCGAGAAGGAATACGAAATTTCACAAGACGGTTGGCGCGCTGGTGGCTACCGATTCTCCTATCGCGCCAATGCCGGCGATTCGGTCGGTCAATGGATTCAAACGCTGATTGATACGCATTTTCCGCACTATATATACGGGTTTAGACCTTCCGGATCCGGTAATTCCGAGTTCTTCGTCAAATCGCATATAGTCAGCGATGAGGAAATCGAGGACTCGCCAAAAATCTACTCAACGATTCAAGACGCTATCGACTATCTGGTTGACGAACACGCCATGACGGAGGTGGACGCCTCGAAGATTGCCAGCCAGATTACAGCCCAGAACCTTTACCGGCGGTCACTTCCAGCGGAGGCAACCGAGGTTAGAATTACGGGCTATGACCGCATCAAGGAGCAGTTTTTGCAGGCGTACAAAATCGACGAGGTGGCAGAAGACCCCGAACTGCCGACGGTTGAGCGTCCGCGTAACTGGTGCGGTGAGAAGCGCGTTGTTGCCATGTTCGATAACAGACTATCGTCACAAAAGCAGGTCGAAGAAATCTGTTACTGGAAATTCGAGCAGCTAACGAAAGTGCGCGACATGATAGAATTTGATTGCGGGCTGATTATGCACGAAGACGGGCGACCGCTCTGGCGGGGTGACGTCTTCCGCCTCATCCCGCCGAAGCCGCCAGGGGATGACGACGAGGGCGACCCGCCGAAGCCGCCAGGGGATGACGACGAGGGCGACCCGGAACCGATTATCGAGGGTGAGGTTTACCGGATTGTCGCAATGGACATGCGGTTTTCGCTGGAGAACGAGGAGGAGCAGTCCCTTGCCCGCGTCGTGCATTACACCTGCGAGCGGATTGGCGAAGAAACGCCGTGGGGTGGTCGCGCGTTTGGAACGACTATAGCCGACATCTACGAAGCGCGCGTTTGGCGGAACTGGGCGAATAAAAATGGCGGCGACATGATGACCGGGCAGCCGATACTAGCTATGCCTGTCGCTGCGGGTGGTTAGGTGGTCTACAAAACAGGGCGCGAGCGGCGGGCAGAGTGGAGCGTCGCCGGTGAATTTAACTGCAGGTACTGGCACCGCGTGGGTTTTTTGCCTAGCCCGCCAGACCCGAACATCAGGAGCCGTGGCGGTACTCAGTCGCTCAAACTTGGGATAACGCAGAACTCAACCTCCGTTGCCTTCTTCGAGATGATTCTGGAGCCGGCGGTTCCGAGCTTCGACCCGTTCGGTGATGTGTTCGGCAGTCTGCCGCTGCCTGTTACACTGGTTGACCAGCAGTTTAGTATCGGCGTTCAGACGGGCGGCGCGCCCGCTCTGGCACCTGATAGCGACATCGGCGCGGCGTTCTGGTTTGCGCTTCCAAGCCCGACGCCCGCTCAATTTGAGTCTGAGTGCACCGTTGACTATGAGGTCACCTTCGGGGTTGACCTTGAGGAGTATTTCGAGGTCATCGAAATTCCCAACCCGAGCGACCCGAACGGATTTCCAGCCTATGGGGGCGTCCCAAACAATCCGTGGAACGGCTTCCCCGCGTTCGATGGCTCTAAGCATCTGCGCATTCGGTGGTTCGAGGCGACCAAACAGCACGGCAAAATCAACGCCGATGCGACTTTAACGGTCACCAGCACGGAGGGCGGCGGGTCTGCACGCGTTAGCGCCGAATCTGATATTGACGTGATTATCGAGTGGCACGAATATGGGCTCACAGTAGAGACGGAGAGTCTGGCGGCTGACACATTTCAGACAACACACAGCGGGAGCCAGACATTTAACGGCGTACTGTTGCGCGCGCCCGGAATGCAGATATCTGGCAGCGGATACCTGAACGCATGGGGTGAGCCGTTTGTTATGTCGGTCTCGGGCGTGCCGGCTGAAGACAATTATCAGAGCGTCTCGATCACGGACGCGACGATTTCGCCTCCCTACGAGCACGCCTATAATCTACAGCTGCGCAACTGGACGTCCGCCTACCCGTTTGGTCAAAAAATACGACTCCGGAAGGGCGGAACCGACGTCCATCCGATCACCGATGTATTGCTAGCGACGCCGAACCTGTCAGGCGAGTTCGAACAATATAGGGCGGCGGGCAAGTTATGGCGCAATGGCGGGCTACATTTAAACTATAGTCTTGACACGACGGGCGCGGTTGGTTGGTATCTCGAAGACCCGTTTAAGCAGACCGAGCCGAGTATCAGCGCGAACCAGAAAGAGGCGGCGCGCGACTGGCGGATAATGCTCAGCGGGACGGCTTGGGACGCGGCGGACTGGGAGATGGACAACCCGCACACCATAGGCGCGTTCTCCTCTGCTGACTGGTCGGTCACCAATGCATCTGTTGCCAGTTCTACGCCCTACACAGATGTTGAGCCGGTGAACCCCGCTAACCCGATAGTGTTCACTTTGGACACAATCGCGCTGGCAGATTTTCGCGCCTATCGGTTCCTGCGGTTCCCGATTACGTACCTCCCGTTTTCTATACCGACGACTGAACCGGCAGTTCTGACCATAGACGGGCGCACGTTTTCAGCATCGTTCGATGACACCTCTACGGAGATTGTTTTTGACCTCTGCAACCCCGACGATTTAACCCCGCCGCTCCAAACTCAAGATTCTATCTGGGACGGGCTAGGTGACGGCACATTCGGGGTCGGGCAGGCGGGCGCGGTTACTCTGTCGTTCAAGCTCGCTGCAAACGATTTCATCAGCTTCACCGGCTGGCAGATGTTCGTATCTGACTCCGCCGCTCTGACTTGCCAATCATCGTTTGAACGTTGGGTGGAGGGTAGCCCCGAACGCAAGCGGTTCCTCTGGCTGAACACCGACCACCGAATCGGCTACGAACGAGAGGACATGCAGCGGACGGGCGTTGCGCCGTTCTATTCGTACAGTTGGCGGTCGATTTCGCAGCTAGTGGGCGACCAGCCGAAGGGCATCACAATTACCGAAAAAACGACGTTCCCCGCAGACGATTTTCATAAAAATGCACGCGACGCGATCAATCTAGGCGGCAACGGCTGTATAATCACAGGCCCGATCGACGCTCTGGTTTACGAGGAGACAATCGGCGTGGACGCTCTGACGCCGCGCAAGCTCAGAGGCCAGATGCAATGGGACTCGGCGATTGGCTATCCGATAATCGGCAATTGCTGGGACCTCGAGCCCTACCCCGATGGGACAGACCCGAGCATCAAGCGCGCGTTGGGGATGCGTTCCCGCAAGTACCTGCGCTCGACTTCGTGGGGTCTAGTCATCGGTTCCGGCGGCAGCATGGGCAGCGACGTTGTGGACGCGCTGGACATTGTGGCAAACGAGCCTTACACGGACACAACCGACGCAATCGGCAGGTACACGATGCAGCACCTGAGGGGCGGTGCAGACCACACCATCAGCTACACGGCGGCGAGCCTGTCGAACGCCATCACGGTTGCGCCGAGGCATTGGCACCGGACAGCTTTCACCGGCGAAACTCGGTTCATCGGTGCCTACGCGGTTTCGCCCAGTCTGCAACACGTGTTAGGTTCTTTCGAGCCGACGCCCAGCGGTCTTCGCATCGGTCTGAGCTTTGCTGGTAACGAACCGTTCCCGCTGGTGTTTCAGCTTTTCGTAACATCGACTCCTGCCCAGAACGACGGCATGGGTCTGGCTTTTTCAGACGCTGGAACCCTCTACGTGGTCTGGCGCGACGCCGGAGACGTCAAACTAGGCAGGGCAGATACATATTCAGCAATTACGACTATGGCAACAATCGCAGCGGGGACAGACCCGCAAATCGACGTCAGCCGCACCGGCTGGCTGTACATCTACTGGCGGGACGGGAGCGAAATTAAAGGGCAAATCCGAGACCCGCGCGGAAACATTGTCCAAAGCGTATTCTCGGCGGTCGCATCCGGTGTAACCGGCGGGTTTTCTGCTCGCTGGAGTCCCACCGCTGGCGGGAGTTGGCGGATGATTATCATCTACACCAGCGGCGGGAACGTCGTTCAGGTCACAAGCCCTGACGGCGTGGTTTTCAGCTAATCAGCATCCCGAGGACGCCGACCGCGAAACCGACGAGCGAACCGGCGATAAGGCGAGCCACCCAGTCAGCGGTCTGAACGTCTTCGCCCCGCGCGCGGCGGGTCGCCAAATCCATGACGACGAAGAGCAACACGGCGGTCATGCAGATGGCGATAATCATTTGCCCACCCTGATTTTGAACGGTGCCAACCCGCACTCTGGCGCGCAACCGAACGAGCGGATGAGAACCAACAAATGTAGAACGGGAATCGACAGACGGGCTTCTTTGTTCGGTCTGATTTCCAGTTCCGTTTCATAGTTCGAGCCTAGCATAATCTGGTTCCGTGAATTCACCCGCAGAAACAGCCGTTGGCTGTGCAGGCTCTTGCCGTCGATGATTCTCAGTGAGATGTCAATCTCAACAAAATCACACTGTTTGTCCACCGTGTATCTATAGCGGGTCACGAACGGGCACTCGCGCAGCGCGTCGATGCTGGACTTCCGGGCGTCGAGCCCAGTTGCTGCGCGCAGAACATCTCGCCAGTAGACGTCGAGCGGCATGGTTAGGCGTTGCGCCTCAGCGCGGTCTGCCAGCCGTTGGAGTTCGGCGAGAATCGCGTCTGATTGCTCGGTGATGATTTCTTCCATCACGTCTTGGGCGTTGCTCATTGCAGCCTCTCGAAGCCGAGGTTCATTCGGTCTTGTTCTAGGCGTTCATGACCAGCTGAGACGCTGGAAACGAAATGCACGACGAGTAGCGCGAACGCTGCGGCGATGACTAACCCGATAATGAGGTTGGCGATCCGCTGCTTACGCTGTTTGGCACGGACGCGGGCGATTTCCGCGTCGGTTGGGTAGTGGTTCATGGTTTTCATTTGTACTCTTTTGGAATGGGCACTTCCGTCCATTCCGCATCCCCTCTGTGCCATAACCTAAGCGGTGTGAAGTCAGCCCGATTCGTGGTTCCAGGGCATCCGATATCGCCCAACATATGCCATGGAGCATCGCCCCAACCGAGCAGGTAATCCATAGCTTGCCCTGGTGTTGTCAGGATTTCGAATGGACCAGAACCTGCATAATGCTTTATCCCTGAGCAACAGAGAAATTCTCGCCCACAGCCTTCGCATGTAACGATCATCTCTAGTGCCCAGACGTCGTAAACACCGAGCAGGTCAGGGTGAAATTCCGCATAGCGCGGCACTCCGTTTTGGTCATGCCAGAGCGGTTCGCCTAACCTGTCTCTAATGTCTTCGTAGAGCGGGTACATCAATCCTCCTCCGGCAACGGGATTTCAACGCCCGACTTCATCAGGTCGTCGTAGGCTAGTTTGCGCCGAATTTCCAATCCGTGAATCGCCTCGTTCGGTGAGACCCCATCGTGCATAGCAACCCCTTTACCGAGTGCAGGTATCCACGCAATCCATCCGCCGCCCTCCTCAGCGGAGAGCCGCCTAATGCACATTGTGTAGTTCAGCTTGTGCCATTCCTGTCGGGTCATTTGCCCACCTCGGAGTACGCAACGTGGAATATGTAAAAGCCTTCACGTGGAAGGTGGCCTTCGTCTGGCGCTTCAAAGTTGATGTCGTCAATCTCTAAATCACTGCTACTCGCCCAAGCCCCCAACGCCCAACCGGAATCACTCAATTTGTCCAGCACCAGATCGCGAAGGTCGCAGTCTCCAGTGAGGAAGTCGCGCAACTTCTCAGGAGTCACGCCAACGACCCAAAAATCGTAAACGACAGAGTCAATGCCGACCCCGACATGCAGTTTCCCGACAAAATCTTTCAGCACAATTACCTGCGGTCCGTCGTACCAAGCCAACGTCTGAGCCAGAGAGAGTGTGCGCATCATCATTTCTCCGCCTCGATACGCTGGACGCGCACTTGCCGCAGTCCGGGCTTGGCGTTGCCGGTTACCTCGTTCCACGCACCCCAGCTGAGGTCGATACGCTCTTTACCTGCGTCCCTGAAACGTCGGTTCATCGTGTCCGTCACGGTCACAACCACCCGCCGGTCTGGGTTGCGAGTCCAGACGATGAGCCGCGTGCCGAACGACCAGCCCTCTTTCAGCCGCCGTGGATCCACCGCAGCCGTCAACCTGTCGGGTCTGAAACGCTGCCCGTTTGCCATCCTCTTGGTGCCTGCGTGGTAGCGGTCTCCGGGGTAGCCGTAGGTGCTAGCCGTCAGCGTGTAGACCGGCTCTGGCTTGGCGGGCTGAATGAGTACCAGCGCGCAGAGGGCAATCGCAATCATTTGCCCACCTTCGCCGCCCATTCTAGGGACGAACCGCAATGGTCTGCCAGCTGGAAAGCACGTTCTGAATCGCCTACTTGTTCAATAATCTGCTCCGCCCATCTGCGATCGGAGCCGCAAAGAGAAACCATGCAAATTGCCAAGCGAGCGTCTTTTGACGCCTCGATAACTTGTTCTGCCCACTCTCGGTCGGAGCGGCAGTGATAGGCCATTTCGCAGGCGTAGATACCGCTTCCTGCCTGCTCGATGATTCGCTCTGCTTCCGCCCTAAAATCAGGGATTTGGGCTGCGATCCGAAACGCCATCTCAGGCGTCAGGTAGCAATTGTAGTTAGCTTTATGTTCTTCGTTCATTGTGTGTTCTCCTCCGCAAATCGCTGGAAAATCCCGCTCTCGCGCAAATCATCCAGCACCGCGTTAAACTCGTCTTCGTCACCATCGCAAACGTGTAACTCGCCCTCGCTAATCGTGACAGTTGTTGTGTCCGGCAAGCAGAATACCGAAGTCACCCGCCAGCGTCCAATCTGCACCGAGACGGACGCGGAAATATCGGTTATGCCATATGCCAGATGAGTCAGCATATCGTCGTATCGCACATAGAGTGCAACACATAGAAATTCGTCATCCGGCATTGGCTCCCAGCCCAGCACCTCGCAGAGCCTGCTAACCGCCTGCTCCATCATTTCTTGTCTAGTCATTCTTAACTCCAAGAGTGAGATAGTTCATCGTGTCATCGCCGGTTGCGCAACCAGCCTCGACAGCAGACGCGAGCAGACCATAGGGTTCGCCCATTGCCGTAATCGCCTCGAACTGCTCCTTGCTGACGCCAGCATCTTTCACAAGCTGTTTCTTCTGCGCAGCAGTCAGCACCGCCGGTTTTTCAGCACGCTCCGGCTCTCGCAATCCTTCATGGTCTGGCTTCTCCCAGAGCCAATTACCGAAGGCGTCCCCGAATGTCCTAAGGGCGCGTTTCAGCGCGTCGGTCACTGCCTCTTTCGATGCTTTTTCACTGTCGCCAGAACCCCAGCCTGTATCCTCGCGGGTGACGGACGAGCCGCATACATTTGCGGTTACCTTGACCACTGCGAGCCAGCCGCTGGATCCGATTTGCCGGAGGTCGGTAACACTGTAGCTCCAGCCGCCAAAGCCGAAGATTTTGTTGGCTTGGTCGATGGCAACATAGCCCGCTATGTAGTCGAGCGTTTTACCCCCTGCACCCTGCCGCTGCTTGATTAACGATTTGTCAATCTGTTTAGCCAACATCTGTTCCTGCGTCTCGCGGGGAAAGTGCTGGTCGATTTTGTCGCCGGCTTTCGTCACTTTGAACCTCCGAGCTTGACGGCGAACGACTCGCCAGCAGGCACGACTTCAGCAACGCCAGCAGCCAGAGCAGACTCTAGAGCTTCGCCGGTCAGCTTCGAGACCAACGGCGATTTGGTGATTTTCACCGCTTCCGGCGTGTAAGCCTCAAGCCACGGCAGCGCGTCCTCTGTCAGTGCCACCCGTTCGGGCGTGGTTCGGAAGCTAAGCCGACCATATGGCAGCGTCAGCGTTTTGGTTTTCTGGTCTGCCAGCTGCTCCCGAGCGAACGATTCAAGTTCACCGGAGAATCTGGTTTGCAGCCAGTTCAGCCGCGACTCATGCTGTTTAACCAGCTTTTCGAGGTTGGATTTTGCCGCTTCCATGGCTGCCTGCTCGGCTAGCATTTTTCGCATCACCCAGTTAGCGGAGTCCGCATCTCGAACGTGGAATTGCTCAGCGGTTTCGTGTCCTAAAATCTCGCCAGTTTCTGGGTTGACGAGAAACCCGTCTATGTTGATTGTTGTGGTTTCCATTGTGGTTGTTAGTCCTCGAACGGGTCGAACGGTTCGGGGTCTCGCCCCAGCCGTCCGATGATGATTAGTTTATTCATTGTGCTTCTTGTGTTTCGTAGCGCACCCAGCGGCAAGCCCGCTGATAGTCTGCGCTCGTTGTCATGCCGAGTTCGCGGCAAATCGTCCTAATGGTTCGGTCGCCTTGCAGCCAAGCTTTAACCACCGCCTCCCGCTGTTCGAGACCATCGACTGTGAGGGGTTTCGCCGGTTGGCGTAGCTGCTCTTCTCGCGCCCATCGTCTAACCGACGCTTCACCGCAACCAACTTGCGCGGCTATCTGGCGATAACTGAGCCGAGTCGAGACCAGCAGGTGCAATGCGTGGGCGCGCTCAGCGACAAGGACGGGTTTTCGTGGTCGCCCTCTCATTTGCCCACCTGCCGCAACCACTCACGAGATGAGCCGCAATCCTCAACCATCTTTATTGCCACCCATGTATCGCCTGCTCGCTCAATGATGCGTTCCGCCCACTCGCGGGGCGAGCCGCAGTCGCGAACCATTTGGTAGGCGTCTTCGGCAGCCTCCTCGATAATTCGCTCAGCTTCCGGACGAAACTCAGGGTCGGCTTTCGCTCGCCGATATGCTTCGTAGGGCGTCGGTTGTTCTGTGTTTTCGTTCATACACCTATTATGACGCGTCAAACCACGTAAAGGTTTCGTCTGATTAGGAAATCATGAAAATTCTAGGTTTGGACATGGGCACAACAGCCGGCGCAGCGTTGCAGGATGCCGGCGGCTTGCGAGTCTGGGAGGGGAACTTCACCCCACGACGTGGCGCGTCCTATGGTCTGCGGTTTATCGAGTTCTCCGCATGGCTGGACAGCATATACAGCGAGTGCCAGTTTCAGCTTGTCGCCTACGAGCAAATTATCGGCATTTCCAACCGTGGCGGGCAATCTGCGCAGCAACAAATCTGGGGCGGGTGTTTAGCAACGCTCGCGGTCTGGTGCGATGCGCGAAGTATCGATTACGTGGGGCTATCGGTCACGGCGTGCAAGAAATTGGCGACAGGTAAGGGCAACGCCAGCAAAGATGAAATGCTAGCGGCGTTTGAATCTGCAACGGGCCTGAGTGCATCCCATGATGTCGCCGATGCTTACTGGGTCATGCGGTTAGCGGAGCGGGAGTTTACGGCAGGTACCACGCTTCAGCCATGAATTGCGTAGTATGATTCCTGCCAGTGATGAACAAATCCAGTGTACCACAAGTGTCGGTGGACGCAACCGGTGAACGACCGCCCAGCCGCATAAACGGCAAGCAGAACCCAGAATATCAGCGGTGGCGATACCGCCAGAAGCAAGCAGCCGCAGCCGGCGACCTGAACGAAACCAACGCACTGCTAGAGACGCTGATTGCCGAGGTGCAGACGCTTTCACAGCTTCTCCGCGACCTGTCTCAGACTATCGCCCAGCAGTCCATGTTGTCACAACATTTAGAGGGTGTTGCGCGACAATTTGAACCCACAACTGCAACAATCGCACAACATGTTGTGAATGTTGTTAACAACACGCACCAAGAACGACCCGATGTTGTCACAACATTTGAACCTGAAAATCAGAGCGTTGAACCTAATGTTGTGAATGTTGTTAACAACACGCAGCCAACAAAAAGCCCCCCCTCTTCTCCCCCCCTAATTTCCCCCCTTCCCCCTAACAACCCCCTACCCCCCTATAATCCCCCCAACATCACCCCCCAAAAAGAGATCCCCCCTTTAGGGGATAAATCCCCTCCCCCCTACGCCAAAACCGGCGGGGTTAATGGCGTCTGGGAGCGTCTCCCCGCAGACTGGCAGACCCCCGAGATGCGGGCAATGCTCGATGCGTTCGAGATGCACAGGAAGTCGCTGCGCAAGTCGGCGTGGACGCCCATTGGTTGCCAGCAGAAAGTCACCGAATGGCTGAAACACGACCTGCAAACGGTGATTGACTCTGGCTGGCACAGCATCGAGCAAAATTGGCAGGGTATCATCGTCCGACCCGACCGAAACCAGCGCAAAATGCCGATTATCCCCGAGGGATGGTAAAACAAATTCGAACATGCAACTGACCACCGAGACAGTGAAAGCCGCCCTCAAACTCTGGGCGCGGCACCTGAAAAACCCGCCCCAACTGACCGACGAAATGGCAACCGACTGGCGGTTGATTTTTGATTCTGAAATACCGGACCAGACCTTCAAAAGCCTTGCCGTTGCAGCACTCCGAACCCTGACATGGTTCCCCGCTCCAGCAGAGTTCGCGGCACTTATGGAGACCGGACTGGACGAACGCGCCGAATTGGCGTGGCTGCACGTCAAGCGGCGCGGTGGCAACATCAAAACCCCCGCCGATGTTGGCGGCGAACCGTGCGCACTATGGGCAGCTGCAAGTCTGGGCAAACACGCTCTGGAATCGCTCCGTCATCACCCATCAGACCCGTTCAACGAACGCGAACTGAAAAAGGATTTTCTGCTGCTATACAAGCTGGCATGGCGCCGTGGTCTAGGGCTTGAGACCTACAGCGGGAAACGTCCGGAACTGCCGCAATCCCAAATCAGCAGAAACCAACAACTGCCGGAACACGTCTGAAACCAGAGCCGATGAGTAAGCCCGCATTTGTCCGCACCATGACCGACGCTCAGTGGCGAAACGCAACCACCCACGAAAAAGCCCTGCATGTCGCGAGAGGTAAAGTCGGCGTCAGAGGCGAATGGGGACACGGGCGCGGCTTCTGGGTCAACCAATTTCTGGCGTCCGTCGGGCTAAGTCCCGGCTACAACTGGTGCGCCGCTTTCGTGCGCTGGTGCCTACTCCAAGCAGGCGCGCCGGCTAACAGACTTCCGAATGCGAGGCAGTCGGCAGGCGTCTGGGCATGGCGCAACTGGGGACGCGAAACGCTCCGACTGAAGCGGAACAACCCCGAACGCGGAGATCTGTTCTTCTGGATTAACCCGAACGGCACCGGTCACATCGGCTTCATCGCCGAGGTCTTCCGCGACAAGAACGGCAACTGGGCAAGCCTGCGCACGCTTGAGGGCAATACGAACGCCGCCGGTTCACGCACTGGCAACGCCGTTGCAGAGCAGAGGCGCAGCCGAGCGTTGCTGCAGTCCAAGCACGACTTCGGGTTTGTCAGCCTCAGAGGTTTGTGATGAGCGAGAAAACGGAAACGCAAATCATCGAACAAGTCAGCCGCATGATGGCACTGGTCAAAACAATAGTCGCGCTGGTGTGCGTTCTCGGTCTGGCAACGTTCTGGATTGCCATGATGCAGTTTCAGCTAATGGCACTGGGCGATGACGTTGGGCGGGTAAAATCGCAACTTGAACGCCTAACGGAGGAGACAACCGCCAGCCGCGAGCGTCTTATCAGGCTGGAGGAAAAATCACGATGAATTTTCAAAACGTTTTAGCTGGAGCAGTGGCAGGATTCCTTGCCGCTCTAATTGTTGACCTCAACGCGTGGAAACACGCAATCGAGCAGGGGTTGGGTTTCGAGTTCGATTGGAAACTCGCGCTCGTTCGATGGGTTACGGGCATCATCTCAGGCGCGTTAGCGGGTCTGGGTATTTCAAATCTTTAACGGGTAAGAGCAAACAACGGGCGGTTGTTCCCCTTCGCAGCCGCCCCAAAATTTTAATCACTTTATGCCAGCAGGTCGAAAGCGCGATTCCGAAATAGACGAGAAAATCGAGCAGGTCATTAAATTGATTGAGCAGGGTCTGTTCGTCAACCACGCGGCGGCGTCGTGCGGTTTGTCAAAAGACACTCTGTATAACCGAATGCGCGAAGACCCGGAGGTGAGGGCGCGAGTTATCGCAGCAGGCGACAAGGCGTTCGGTCTGATGGAGAAAATCGTTATGCGCGCTGCCTTGCAAGACTGGAAAGCCTCCGCATGGTATCTCGAACGCCGGAAGCCGGAACTCTATGGTCGCCGAATGAAACTCGACATCTCTAAGATGAGTACAGAACAATTGCAGGAACTGCTAGAGCAGCTAGACGACGAAAGGTTCGAGATTGACGAATCACTATGATAACGCAGGTCCCCGTTAAGAAGATTATTCCGCACCCGAAGAACGCAAGGCGCTGGCAAACAACGCGACGCGAAGACCAGATGCCGTTGCGCTCTTTACAGATAGCAACCTCAATGTCGGGATTACTCCGTCAAGATGGGACGGATACCGCGAGCATGGCAACAACATCAAAGACGCGGTCGTAAGAATAAACCACCACCTCAGAGGGTTGGGCGAGGTGGTGGAGCGAGTCCGTTGTAAATCGATGTCTTACGGCATCATCAAGTTTTCCAAGCCAGCTCCTGAACTCGGGAGTGGTTGAAGTGTTCCGCCAACTGCTTGGCGTTCATCTGGAGAGGAACTGGCACTGGGTCGATGAACTTGCCGGGCATCTGGTGCCAGACCCAAAAGGTGCCGTCCTCATGCTCAAGGCAAACGCCCGTCTCTGTCCTGAATCCGCTGGACTGCTTGAAGAAGTAGGCGGTGCCTGATTTCAGACAATTGTCTCGGACTGTTCGCGCCCAAGCGTGTTCCATATGCCGAAAGCCGGGACCAGACTCACCGCCGACGATCACCCAGTCGATGCCATCGAATGTAGAATCAAGCTGACCAATCAGAGGTTCAACAGACAGGAATTTAACCGCCGCGCCACACTGGCGAATCATGTCTACACGCTTCTCAACTCTGTTGTCCTCAACAGATGCGCCCATCCAGATATGCTCGCCCCAATTGAGTTCCAGCTTTGCCAGTCTTTCCGGGCGTTTGGTCAAAATCTGAAATACCAAATCCGGTCGAGCGTTCATCGCGTCAAAAACATTGGCGATAAAATCGTCGGGTACTGAATCGTGCAGCAAATCCGACATCGAGTTGACAAACACCCGAGAGCCAGACTTGATTGGTTTCAGTTTCTGGAGCCGCCCTGGGTGGCACTTGACATTCACAGCCGAATTGCGAGCCGTCCACTTTTCAGAAGTCCAGCCACGATTCAAGCTCAATCGTTCCGCGTAGCAGTTCCGGCAGCCTTCGCTAACTTTAGAGCAACCGGTTACCGGATTCCAGGTTGCATCCGTCCATGATATTATGGTTCCCATGACATTTGTAATTGTACCCTAAATCATATGTATGAGTTATCTATAAAACATCAGCTGCGGGAAGCTGTTCGCGCCCGTCTTGAGCGGCGGTTGTCGCTTGCCAGTGACCAGTCAGCGGGCGAGTCATTTCTGGAATGGTTCGAGCGAACGAAGCCCAAAAAATACACTGTCCCGCACCACGTGCAGATGATTGGTCACGAATTGCAGCGTATAGAGTCTGGCAGCCTAGAGCGTCTGCGTATCCACATGCCGCCGCGTCACGGCAAAACCGAAACTTGTACGCTGAATTTCCCGATGTACTATATGCTGCGGCGGGAGCAAGCGCGGGTACTCATCACCTCTTACAACCAGACCAACGCATCTAGATTTTCGCGTACTCTTCGGAATCGCTGGGTCGCAATGGGGCAGAACCTTGAAACATCCGCCGCCTCTCACTGGTCGGACGGGCACGGGCGCGAACTGTCGGCGCGCGGTGTAGGCTCGCCGCCCACGGGGCAAGGGTTCGACCTCATCATAATCGACGACCCGATTAAGTCACGCATCGAGGCGGACAGTGCTACCTATAGAGACAGGGTTCATGCTTGGTTTACAGACGACCTTTTAACACGTCTGGAGCCGGGCGGGAAAATTGTACTCATTGCCACCCGCTGGCATCATGACGATTTAGCCGGACGCATTGGCAAGGACTGGGAAACGCTCGACTTGCCCGCAATCGATGAAAACGGAAACGCTCTATGGTCAGAACGTTTTCCAATTGACGCGCTCAATCAGATTCGAGAGCAGATGAAGCGCGAAGAGGGCGAGTATAGCTGGGAGGCGCTTTACCAGCAGAACCCGACGCCGAAGACTGGCTCGCATTTTGACATCGGCAAATTGCAATTTATCGACGTTGTGCCAAACGTTGTTGAGACCGTGCGGGGCTGGGACTTCGCAGCGACTAAAGGCGATGGCGACTATACAGCGGGCGTCAAAATCGGAAGAACAGAGGGCGGCGAATTTGTGCTGCTTGATGTTGTGCGGGGTCAATGGGGCGCGCTCGACGTTGAACGGATGTTGGCGGCAACAGCAGAAGCGGACGGCAGAGCGTGCAAAATTGCCATGCCGATAGACCCGGGCGCAGCGGGTAAATTCCAGTTCGCGCGGTTCCAACGGTTGCTCTCAGCGTTTGCGGTGCATGGCGAGACGGTCAGTGGTTCCAAAATCGTCAGGTCGCAGGCGTTGGCGGCGTGCATTGAAGCGGGCAACCTCCTCATCCCGAGGGGCGCAAACTGGGCAACCGATTTCGTGGAAGAGCTTAGGCAATTCCCAAACGGCAGGAACGATGACCAAGTGGACGCGGCGGCGGAATCCTATAATCATCTGGCTGGCATGGGTCGGGTAAACAGATGGGAAGTATTTTAGCGTTCCAAAACACCAGATAAGCGCGTCTATAACTACACGTGAATTATTTCGAGCGTTTCCCCGCGTCCCCTCGCGCCCGAGAATTTGTTGACGGTTTCATTGGCGACAACGCCGATAACCGTTACTTAGTCGTCGAGGCAAACACAGGATTCGACCTCGTTACGTTTGACCCGGGAGTGGTTACGATTCTATCGCCAGACCCGTCAGGCGCGGGAGCAGGCATCACCCGACCGGAGCTTTTCCCTGTGGGCAATGGTTCCTTTTTCCGGTGGATGGCAGAAATCCGGCACAACACGGCGGCTGAATACGATACAGACCTTGCCATCGGTCTGAACATTTCAATTTCGCATTTTTCCGCACCGTTCCCCGATGCGATTTATTTTACGATTCCAGCACAGAATACCCGTTGGCGGTGCGTCATTCGCAACGGCGGCAACGAGGTTTACAACGCCGAGGTAGGGAGCGTGTTCCCGCTGGACACAATCCAGACTCTGGCGATTCGCGGCGATATCGACGCCACCGGCAAGTTCCGGTGCATTTTCTACATTGACAAGGTCGCTGTTGCGTCTGCTGAACTTCCGTTCCTGCCCTGCGATTTGGGACCCGGCGTGCTAGCTATAGGGCAGCTGACAGGCAACCTACAGCTTCTGAGCTGGGGCACCCGCGCTCGCATCATTTAGCATGTTCGACTGGTTCAAGGCGATTTTCAGCACGCGACAGGTGCAACCCTACACGGGGGGCATCGCGCACTTTCCGGGTTCGTTCGATACGAATCTGGACTATAGGCGAGAGGCTGGCGACCTCACACTAAACGCTGTTGTATCAATCTGCATCCAGTTTCTGGCAAACAAAGCCGACGAAGCCCCGCTAGTTTATCAGCGTCTGACCGACGACGGTTGGCAGGACGCAGGCGAGCATGAAGTTCTCGAGCTCCTCGAAACCCCGAATCTTGACTACGATTTACCCGCGCTGATGTTCGGCACCATCGCCAGCTATTCAACTGCCGGCAACGCCTACTGGTACAAGGTTCGCGAAGGTCGCAAAATCAGGGAGCTAACCTACCTGCCGCACTATTCAGTCACGCCGGTATTCGATGAGCGGCGGATATCGAACCGTGCGATTTCAGCTTACAGAATCTCGACCGTCGAAGGGCAGGTAACCGTTCCCTCATCCGATATCGTGCATCTGCGGCACGGCATGAACCCTCGTTCGCCGGCTTTGGGCATCTCACCGCTGGCTGCCGTCCTGAAAGAAATCACGGTTGACAACTGGGCGGCGAGCTACTCGGCGAACCTGCTGAACAATCTGGGCGTCGGTTCGTATCTGCTCTCGCCCAAGCTGAACGATGGTAGCGCGCCGAACAAAGAACAAGCCGCACAGATTCAGGACAGGTTCAACCAGCTTCGGCGCGAAGGTGTCGGGCGTCCGATTGTATCGGCGTTCGCACTGGACGTCAAACAATTGAACCTTACACCGGAAGACATGGCGCTGGATACAGTGATTCGGCATCCGGTCTCCCGCATATGTGCTGCTCTGGGCCTAGACCCAATGGCTCTGGGTTTGCCTAGCAGCTCCAAAACCTACAACAACTACGGCGAGTCGCTGCAAGCGGCACTTGAGAATGGCGTCGTGCCCATGCTCAGCAGTCTGGCAAAGCAGATTACGGGGTCGCTACTATGGGATGAGGGACATTCCAGAGAGTATCGGTTGGCGTTCGACATTTCGGGGATGCGCGGTTTGCAGGAAGACGTGGACAACCTTCACGCGCGGGTTCGTGGTGATTTTAACGCGGATTTGATTGACCGAGAGACGGCAAAAATCGTACTCGGTTATCCAGTGGAACCCGGAGACAGAGGACTGTATGCATCAGTGGCAAAAAACCCGTGGGCGGCATCAATGCCGGCACCTCGCGCTGACAACGACTCAGACCAGACTAGCGAATAAAATAACGACCGTTGCCGAGCCGGTCGGGTTCGTGCGGTCGAAAATGAACCCCGCTCAGTCCAGTTTCTACGCATCGCTTATTCGTTACCGTGACGATTTCTGGCAGGAGGCACGAATCTACACGCGGACGCTCGACGTGGACAAATGGTATCAGTCATTTTCATCAATGCTGGTTGATGTTCACGCCCGCTCGGCGTTTCATGGCGCGTGGCTCTCAACAGACAAAAGACCGCAACGGTTAGATGAGGAGTTCCTCCGCGTCGGGCGGATGGTTGCCCAGAATCAGGCGCAATGGGTTCTCAAGTTTCGAGCCAAACTAGAGGACAACCCCGAACTAACCACGGAGCAGATAGCGCGGCAAATGTCAATGTATCTAGGTCGGGCGCAAGGCACAGCCAACGAAGCTTTTCTGCATTACTCGCCGCCGCTTGATATTTTCGCATGGCAGACTACGAGCGGTGAATCGTGCCCAAGCTGTGAATATTTCGGGAGTCTTGAGCCGATGCCCGCGCAGGAGTGGCCGACAAGCCCGAGGGCGAACGATACAGAGTGTTTGTTTAACTGCAAGTGCGTGTGGATTCGAGAACCCGGAAGCCAGTCTGAGACGTCTGGATTTATGCCCGCAGTCTTCTGGGCTGAGGATGAAGAGTAAATGAGCGAGAGAGAGTCAACAAGGGCGGGTCTGCAAACCCGTCAAATTGATAGCGTAGAAATTCGCGCCTTGGAGGGTGAGAATACCCGAAAAGCCGAACTACGCGCGGCAGTGGTCGGTAACCTAGACTCCCACCGCTCAGTGTTTTTCCCGGGCGCGTTCGAGGGCACGACGGAAGATTTTGTCCGCGGCGGTCATCTGCTGGTTGCGCATAACTGGGATTTGCCAAATATTGGCATGATTGAATCGGCGCGGCAAGAAGGTAACGCGCTGCTGGCAACAGTGCATTTCTACAACACGCAGGCTGGAAACGACATGTACCATGTGCTGCGGGAACGCTCAGCAGCCGGCAAGACTATGGGCGCCTCTATCGGGTTCTTTATCGAGACCGAGCGGCACTATCGCGACGGGCGCGAACTGCTGGCAGACGCTGAACGCATGGGCGTTGATTTGAGTTTGTTTGACCCTGCATTGGCGCAGGTCGATGGCGAGGTCTGGGGCATTCAGAAGGTTAAAAGCCTCTACGAAGTCTCGCTGGTGGTTGCGGCATCGAATCCGCTAACAGAAGCCACGAACGTGCGGCAATTGAAAGCCGCCGAAGAATTGCAACTTGCTCTTGACGCGGTTGCTAGGGTGTCGGAGCGTTACCGGCAAATCCGAGAGATTCGGGTTGCTGAAGGGCGCGACCTGTCACCCGACAAGAAAGCCGAGCTTGCAGCGGCTAAAGCATCACTTGACGCGCTGTCTGCCCAACTGGCGGATATCGTGTTCGACGACTCGTTGCCCAGAGCGACGGGTCAGACCAAAGACAGCATCGCGCCTCGTTCTTTGTCGTGCAGAATCATGGCAAACGAACTGGAAATGATGCTCAAATACATCTAAAAATGAAAATCGAAGACATCAAGAAAAAGGGTCTTAAAGTCGTTGCCGATTTGCGGGAGCTGGGCGAAAGTCTGGCTGCTGGCAAAATCGGCGAGGACGAGTACGAGACCCGATTGGCAGAGCTGCAAGCTGAAGCCACACTCATCGAGAAATCGGCGAGCGTGAACAAGCGCGCAGCAGAATTGGAGTCGTCATTTGCGTTCGAGACCCGGCAGGTTGGAACTGCTCAGGTTTCGCAAACCGCAGAATCGACGACCGTTGAATCAGAGGGGTTGGCACTAAGCGACAAGCAGTTCAGAGCCATCTCGACCCCTGAGTATCGGGATGCGTTCACCGACTATGTTCGGCGCGGCAACAACGCTGCTTCGGCATCGTTCCGAACGTTGCAGGTTGGTCTCGACACGAACGGTGGATACCTCGTTCCTGCTGACTACCTCAACCAGATTGTCACGCGCGAGCCGGCACCGGCTAGTGTTGTTGACTACGTGCAGCAGATTAACACGTCGAGCGACCGGTTGCAGATTCCGCGTTCGGCATATGCAGGGCAGACCGGCGACACGAACGGCGACATCTACTCATCGAACCTTCGCATCCAATGGACTGCGGAGACCCAGCAGGCAACGGACGTTACCCCCACTTTCGGCATCCATGAGATTCCGGTTTGGGGCGCGAAAGTCCAAGTGCCGATTACCCGTCAGATGATGGAAGATTCCGCGGTGGACATCATGGGCTACATCTCGAACGAGATTGGCACCACGTATCGCCTCGGAACTGAGGACGCGATTCTGAACGGTGACGGGGTCAACAAGCCGAAGGGCGTGTTGCGCTCTCCGGGCGCGACCTACGAACCGCCCACGACTAATGTTGGCAACCCTGTTACTCCGCAGGGTCTGGCAAATCTGGTCTATCAGGGTTTGCCGCAGCAGTATGCTGCAAATAGCAGAGCGGTTATGAACCGGTCGCTGTTTGCGACGCTGGCGATGATTACGCAGAACTCAAACCTTGTTTGGGATGGCGTCTTCACCACGGCGGTTAGCAGAGCGGCGGGCGAGGCACTTTTCGGTTACCCGATTAGCTTCTCCTCGTTCATGCCTGCGGCTGGCGGCGGTAATAACATCATCGCCTATGGCGACTGGTTCCAATCGTACCTCCTCGTTCGACGTCTTGGAATGTCGGTCGAGATGGATATCAGACCTGCCGAAGAGGTCGGGCGCATCGTTGCTCGAACTCGGTTTGGCGGCGATATCCGCAATCCTCGCGCGTTGCGCATCGGGGTGCAAAGCTAATGCATAACCTAAGTTCAAAATCAACAATCCAGCACATCGGGCAAAACCTGACTGCTGGAACAGATGGCGCGTTCGTCCAGCCTGCCGTGTCGGTGGACATGTCGGGCTTT